AGCCAGTGCAAGATGCTGAGAATCTAGCTTTACGTAAACTATATTTTAACCAATAGGAAATAAAATGAAACTAGCCTCATATAAAGGAATTCGTTCTGGTATTATGGGGTTAGGTAGTCACTTGATTCGCTGGAGGCTCAACGATGTATACAGTCATTCTGAAATCATCTTTGAGCCCGGCGATGGGGTTGATCACCTAATGCCTGATGGAACAACAGAACCACAAGAGGGATATTACTGGGCGGTTAGCAGCACTGGACTTGAAAAGATTCCTAGCTGGTCTAATCGTAGAGCAGGGAAAACTGGCGGTGTAAGATTCAAGCGTATTAAGTTTGAAGATGCTAAGTGGGATATTCAAGACTTACCTTCTAAGCATTTTGATGCAGTCAAGGTCGCTAAACTCGCTCGTAGAATTGAAGGTGCTCTTTATGATTGGCAACTGATTCTGGGATTTATTGCTTTCTTTATTCCTAATAAGAAGAGCAGATTCATGTGCAGCGAAGTCTGTGCTTATCTTCTGGAATACTCTGCTTCTGAAAGATACGATCCTAGTAATCTCCACAGCTTTACAGATACTCTTCTAAGGTGGCTCAAATGATTTGGGTTGCCTTATTAGTATTTTTGCTTTTACTTCCGGGGCTGGTAATCTTTACATTAACTACCATTGCCCTTTACGGTAAAAAGCCCTACGAGCTTCTAGAACAAAGTACAATCCCTGAAGAGGATAAGATTAAAGCAAAAGAGAGTTTTAATGAAACCAAACGCAGGTGCAGGAAAATTACATTCTATGATTGTACTGCACCTTACGTCATGTTATTTGTACTTCCTTTTGTAAAATGGGAAGCAGAAGAGCTACCTAAGTTCTTTCACAAATGGAACAATGAGTTTAGCCTTAATGGAGATAGAACCTACTGGTCAGAAGACGGTAAACGCCTTCGTGTACCTTTAGAAGACACTCCAGAAGCTAGAGCATTGTGCTACTACGCTGAAGGGCATCACCCTAGAAGTTTCTGGGCCAGATACGTGTGGCTTGGCTGGAGGAATAGAGCAAGCCTAGCATCTTACGAAGAAGGCTTTGAAATGACACCAGAACTAAAAGCTTCGCATGTTTACTGGGGAGATATCAAAGTAGGTGAAAGAGTGAATGGAGAAATCACAGAGGGAGTGCTTATCCGCAGATGCGGAGAGTATTACGAACTCTACAGTATCAAGGTACTGAACAATAAAATTGAACGCATACGCTTCGGGTATAAGATTGGTAATGCAGTTAGCGAGAATTCTGAGTTTAAGCGTGCTATGGTGGTAGGCATCGGATTGTCGTATAAGAGATATAAGAAAGAATAAGTGTAATGCAAAGAAATGATGATGCTACTATTCAAGTAATCGCAGAACGTATTAATTCCATGCAGAATGACGTTAGCGACCTTAGAGATACCATGAGGGACAGTATGAAAGAAATGTCTGCTGCAGTTACTAAGCTGGTTCAGATGGAAGAGAGACAGATTTACATGAATCAGTCTTACGAACGTCTAGCTAATACTCTTGATAAAATGCAAGCCGGTACTGACGTACTGGAAAAACGTATTGATAACCTTGAAAAAGAACTTCCACTGATGAAGCAAGCCACTAAATGGGTTTATGCTGCTGTGTGGGCTGTGGTTGCTGCTGCTGCAACTTTTGCTGCCAAAACTATTGGTATTTTATAATAGGAAACCAGCCATGTCAAAGACTAAATATTTTCCGCACTTGGCTGGTTCTCTAGTACTAGCCGCTGCGGCTGCTACAGGAATTCTACACAAGTGGGAACCTGATAAATCTTCTCCTGAAGCTCACCTTTATGTTTATGAGGATAAGCTTGCTTCAGGAATCCTCACTGTATGTTCAGGATTAACCAATGCTGTAAGCTCTAAGAGACTCGTGAAGGGTGATAAGTGGACACAGACAGAATGCGACAAGAACGAAGAAATAGCCCTCAGCGCCTTGCAAGAGAAACTTGCGATGTGCTTTAAGGTTCTTCCTCCGCAATCAGTCTTTGACGCTGCCACATCCCATGCGTGGAACTTCGGAGTGAATAAGACTTGCGGTTCTGCCGCTATGCTGCAATGGAATCAGAAGAACTACGTTCTCGGTTGTCAGCTAATCTCTTATCAGTATGACGGTACGACACCTAATTGGAGTTTTTCAGACGGGAAGTTTAGGATTGGGCTGCATAACCGCCGTAAAGATGAGACTAGACTTTGTTTGAGAGATGTGCAATGAACGCTTTACTATCCTTTTTAGGAAATTGGCAAGTTAAGTTACTTCTTGTCTTTGTTCTAGTATTCAGTGCTGGCGTTTGGCACAAAGCTCAGGTAAAGATCGCAGTAAATAAAGCAGTAACTCAAGTAGTTTCTGATATTGAAATCCAAAGTGCAAGAGAGCGTTTCAAACTCCTTGACAAAGCTAATGAAGAAAGCATAAGGCTTAAACTTCAATTAGAGAAAAACAAACAGGAAAAAGATTATGAAATTCAAATTGCTAATACTAAGTACAGTAATCTTCTTGAGTGGGTGCGGAACTTACCAAGTGAAACCAGCAGTGGCAATAGCACCCTCAGTCCCGGAGATTCAGAAGCTAGAGCAGAAGAAGTTGTCGCGGAACTTCGTAGACGACATGCAAGTGATCTTGCAAGATATAGTTTTGACGCAGAAGAAGTAAAAGTACATCTTGTGCAGTGCTACAAAGATTACGATGCTGCCAAGGCATCTATAGATAAATTCCTCAAAGAGAATGCTTCCAAAAGCCCCTATAAGGCTCAGGAAGGCTTATAAAAATACAACCCAAGGGCAGTAGTGCTTGGACGTAATAAAACCCCTAGAAGGCCGTTAAAAGCTCTCTAGGGGTTTTTTTATTTGATATTCAGAACGATCATCGGAAAAGTCTCTGTATCTTCTCCGCAAAGATTAGAACTGAAAGGTATCCAGTAGCCTTTATCATCTTTAGCTAGGTAACGCAAGCAGTCGTTCTTTCTGGTGCATTCTTCGTTTGTACAACGGCAGTAATCAAATGGAAGTAAAGGATTTGTTGTCATTCTTTATTTCTCCACCAACCATCTCCTAAGTATTCCCAATTCTTATGATAGTTAAAACACCATGCCTCATACATATGCATAAAGTGCAGGCAAGTTTCAGAAGTACCTTTAATGATGGTCATTATTAGAAATCCAACAAAAACAATTGGACTTGTAATCCAAAATAGAATTTTCTTTAATTTCTGCATATCAAGTCCAAAGGCAACGGAAGTATTTACCAAACAGTCTCAAGGAATTCTTGATGCGTTCATTGTGCTTCTCAAGACCTTCGTAGTCAACGGTGATATTCTTCATCATGCTTGCTAGACTTTCTTGGCACTCAGCATCTTTATTTTCATCTTTCCAAGAATAAAACTGCTCTTCAGATTCGAAGTGCGATACCTGTGCCATTCCCCAGATCATTTCTGATACTACAAACTCCCAACGCTGGAAAAAGAACTCATCCAAGTCCCAAGAGTTTTCCTTGGGTTTAGCTGAAGAACTTCTGATATGTTCGGGAACATCCTCATCATCTACTGATGGGGCACCCTTAATCTCTTTCTGGTAAGCACACAATACAGGATGAATGATCCGAGCCAGAGTGTAATCTACGCTCCACAGGTCAGTCTTGCTGACTACAATCTGATCCTTTGTAGGTTCTTCAATGTCAATATTTACTTGCATATTATCCTTTCAGTGAACTTGTCCGTTATAGAGGTGATGGTACTCAGGGAAGAACAATGTTTCGTTAGTTTTCTGAAACATGAAACCAAAGAAGTCATCCTTCAGTAAAGGGTGAGGAAAAGCATGCGTAGCTCCCTTCTGTACGTAGTACTGCATCTTTACCCACTCTGATCTGCAGGCACTACACGCTGCAGAGTATACAGCAAATAACTCTTCGGATTTAACTTTCTCGCAGATATCTTTCATGGCCTTGTAGCGTTGAAAGGTATGTTCAAGAAATAAGTAATAGTCCGCCAGTATAACTACATCGTTAGTCATTAGTCTTCTGTTCCTTTAAGTATTTACCCCCACTGCTCCCCCATAGCTTCAGCAATCCCTCGGTAGGTTTTTGATCGCTCAAGCCATCGGTTTTCTGATGGTGTTAGTCTGTTCTGTCCACTATCAGTTTGGTTGGCCCACCTCTTGTAGACTTTACCATTCTTCTGAATCAATCTAGGCTCTATTATAGTCCCCTTTTGAAGAATTGGCAAGCCTTTTGTTAACCACAATCCTGTAGATTTACTTGCATCATCCCCGAATTCCCAAGGTTGTATCACCTGATCTGGTTTTCTGATGGCAGTACTTATAAAAGATGGAGAGGGATTCTCGATACATACAGGGTAAGGTAAGTCTAGCAAGGCTTGAAAGTTCTCCAGAGCTTCTTTCTGAGCTTGCCTTCTTTCAGCACCCACCAAGGTTCCTTCCTTTACCTTCTGATGGTACGGACCATCACCTAGAGCCCAAGCTGCACTTACGGTCAGGTACGTACACATAGGGTGTAGTATAGCCAAGTCCCAATCTTCCGTCAAGACTTCCCAGATATCGCACTGCAGATGATTAGGCCCATCAGATGCTCGAAGGTCGCAAGTATATGTATCATGCCCTTTGTTCTCAAATGCCTGCCTTGTTATTTGACAGGTTGAATATCCTATTAGTACTTTCATATTTCTCCTTCAGATAGAGAAAAACCTCCGAGGTATTTCCACGGAGGTTTCTTAGGTTAGAGCTTAAGCCAGTCTTTAATCTGCTGTACTGTCATGGTTCCAGTTCTTCGCAGCAGTTCATTTCCATTTTCATCATATAGAATCATGGTTGGAACTCCCTTGACCCCTAGTGCTTGAAGCTGAGTTCTCTCTAAGGAATCAATATCGACTTTCTCTAGGTCAATACCATAATCATCGAAGTTAATGCTTTCAAGAGATGCTTCCAGTGACTTGCACGGAGAACACCAGATGGCTCCGTATTTCTTTAAGTATTTCATAATTTCCTTACCAAGTTTGTTTCCAGAAAGGAACACTAGGTTCCTTTACTGTGTTAAGCATCCAAAGATACAGCAATCTTATTTCATCAATTGATGCATTCCCTTTCAGCATATTAGCCCTATTAGATATAATCTGTATATTACCTTTCAAATACCCTTTAGTTGGATCAATACGATCAATTGAATAAGTCCAATCGTGGTCGCCATAGATAAACTCTCTATCAAAAACAGGACATTTTTCAGGTAGAACAATATCCTGCAATTCTAGATCAAAATCTATCCCGTTCTTTTTAGCCCTTGATTTAGCCCTATTGTATATGCGCTTTTCGATTGATATCTCGACCCACTGCCTTTCCGACTTTTTACATTCTTTGCATCTGGAGGTGTCATATCCGGTAATGGTAGATTTATGTTTACTGAAGTGTGTTACAGATTTTTCAAAACCACAATTATTACATCTTAGTTTTGTTTTTTCACCGACAGGTTTCCTTCGTGTCATTTTACCTCGTAACGGGATATCCTCTAACTCAAGAATTTTATACAGCATATAAGTTGTCAAAGGAGGGGAGACTAGCTCCCTGATCTTCAGAATATCCTCACCGGCTGTATAAGCTTGAATTATTTCTTTTCTTACCATGTCACTGAACATGCACCACCAGCACAGGCTTGACTCCCCATAGTATCTACCTCAGTGTATACTTGCTTAGAAAGCTGTGTACTGAAGTCAATATCAATATAACTATTCCTGATAGCTTCCCACTTATGTAGATTGAAGCAATCCTTCAAGCAGAAGGTCATCTGCATAATATCTCCATTGAAGAAGTTATTAGCAAACTTAGTGGCACGGCGAATCCAATCACGCTTCAGCAAGTCCTCAGAATTTTCCGGGTCAATCTTCAGTCCGAATCCAAGTGCAGTATCACATGCCATCCAGAGGTTGTTATTGAACGCATGCAGACCCTCAACTACAAGTCCTGATGCAAACATACTTGCCGCACCATATCTCTGTAGAATCTGCTCTGCTGTAAGAACTTCCGTAAATGGAGCTTGAGCATATGCACGATCACCCATAGAACTCAACAGAGAAACACCAGCAAACCACTGGCGATTATCGAACAGATATTGTTCAACCTCATCCCAGTCATCTACAGTAATGGTGTTACTGATGTTGTGCCGGAGGTTTTTATCAACACCCAGATCAACATTTGTACCAGCCTCTACCCAGAATTGTTGTGCCTTCTTGACATACTCAAGTTGCTTAACACCAAGCAGTTGATCCTTGTAAACAGAACCTTCCTTGCTTGTAATAGGGAAGCTCACAACAACGTCAGTTCCATTTGAACTCCATACAGATTTCTCAACCATCTTCGGGTTCTTCTCTGCAATAATCTTTGCTACTTCGTCATGCTCATTCATCTGTACATTTCGGAAGTACAGAGGTGAATGCTCACCGTGAATACCAGAAGCCGTGCCCAGAATAACCGAAGCGTTACCAGAAGGTTTAGCACAAGTAGTACGCGCTGCTGGATTAATTCCAATCAGTGCAGCAATCTCTCGATTAACTTCCTTGACTAGGTTAGCACCTTCAATCATGTTTTCTTCATTAAAGAGAATGTCAGGGCTATTCATCCATCCAGTAATCGACACACCAATCAATGCTTCACGTTCTGTAATTCTGCGGGTTGCATCTGTTAGATACTTGAAGTTTGTATATCCAGCTTGCAGAGTACCAAGAATAGCACTAGCGCGGCACATACGCAGGAATGTAGGAACATCCACACACATCCCGCCATTGCCCTCCGTAAGATTGCAAAATTGAAATCCACTCTCACCGTCTTCTGCTGTTGGCAACATGCCAATTTCAACACCTTTATTTGTTACTCTGCTTTCGCAGGGTCAAGTCATTTCTGCTTGACTCTATATATCACTATATAGAACAGACTATATCATCACCCATTTCTGGGGTTTATCGTCCGAGCTTATAACTAAAACTTGGCAGGGTGTATTCACCAATAAGAGCATCGAATTTCTCAACATCCCTAGCACGAAGCCTGAGATACCAATAATTGTTTTGACGGTTAATATTGAATTCAAGACCAAGCTTTTCTTTAATAGCTTGTTTCAGTAATAGATTATCTCCATAACTGAATCCCTTAGTATTCAATGTAATGTTTGGTTTAGCATCTGGGGAGCGTTGATCTTGCACCCTACTACCATCTGCCATAAAAATAATTGCTAATGCTTCTGCATCCATAAGGGTAAGCATATGCGGGTCAATTACTTTCTTACCGTCAATATAAATTCGATTTCTAATTGTTGTTAATTTTGGATGATTTTTAGAACGTAGTGTAATCTGTGGCTTTCTGTTAAAACCATCGTCAGTTAATTTACGGTCTGAAATTGAACATCCAATCCCTGCCTCTACCAGAGTATCACGTACTTTTTCAACGTAATCGCTATTCTCTTTTTTCATATTCATGGTAAATGAAGCGTTGGTAGAATTCGCAACTAAGTATAAACCACCATCAAAGGTAGAAAAATAGTATAGTCGCTTAGTTAGTTCTTTACTCATAGTCGTTGCACCTTCCATATCGGATTGGCACAGGATTATCTCACTGAGACTTCCCCTGTTTTTAGATAAATTATTCATAAGACCTTACGATCTTAGGCCGCTAGTTTTAACGGATTATAGCAGAACTCTTTATTATCAGTAAAGATAAAGCCGGGCTCACCGAAATCCTTCACAGATTTCATAATGTCTCGCCATTCATCTCGCGTCAGTTCGTCACGGATAAGCATCACAGAGTTATTGCTGCGACCACGTTGAGGGTTCTTGGCAAACCAGTTACCAGTTTTTGCCTTCAGCATATCCTGATCATCTTTATCGAACAGACAGATGGTAGCACTGCGACGTACACCACCAGACAAAACAGCGTCAGACATATGCATAACAAAATCATATGCAACGATTGTAGGAATCTTGACTGCTACCTTACTATTTACCACGAGGTCTTGTAAAAGCTTTTCACACTTCACAAGGGATTCACGCAGACCATCAGGGCCGGGAGCCTTGAAACCTCCAGAAATCATCGCACCTTTTGGTCGAATCAAGCTATAATCAAAGTGAACCTGCACGCCTTGATATTCTGGGAAAGTAGCACCTTCAGTCAAATAGCTTGAAATAAGTACACCATAAGCATCAGCCCAACCCTCGATAGTGTCAGGTACGGTAAATACCTTTACTCGTTTTTCACTACGTTTCTGAATACTTGGGATTTTATTTACATGATGTTTTTGAACTGAGAATCCTACACCGCAACCGCACAGCAGTAGGTACATTGCTTCTTGAAAGAAGGCTGGACGATCACAATGCGAAACCGAACAATTATACATTCTAGCATTATGCTTGAATAGTTGTTCACCGCCGAATTGCAAAGCACGTTGTGCACCAAGTACAAGCTTTTCCTTATAGGCTTCTTCTGCGTAATCAATAGCTGCAGCCAGAGCAGGAGTCATTTTATCTTTATACTTTTCCCGGTGCATGTTCATCACACGCTGTACAGATTCTACCCATGATTCATAACGCTTATCTTCTTCAACCCACCGTGAATAGCCCATATAGAACTTAGATTGAGCCATCATGTCTTTTGTATTTTGTTCAGCTTTAATTGTCATATTTTCCTTATTATTCTACTGCCCCGCGAAGACGATACAAGTCCGTCAAGAGCTTTGATCCTGTGGCCTTATCCTTAGCTGCTTGTGTAGCATACCCAGAATTTAGCCACTCTTTATCTGTCCGTTCATTACCTACGTACCTGTCACAAGTAACAATCTCTTCGAAACGATTTCGATGCTGAATGTTTTCTTGCTTTTCGATATTCTGCCGTGTTTCCATACCCAGTTCATGCAGCATTTGTTTAAACTGCTCTGGATTATTATCAATCCAGTCATAAGTGATAGTTGGCCGAACCTTGGCAATCTCCGAAATGCTTACAAAGCAAAGTGCTGCAATACGCATTGCTTACCTCCTGTATATGTGAGAGGAAAGACGTAGAACTCAATTGTACCATGTCTTTCCTATAAAATCTAGTTAATTATCAGTGCTTCGCATTATTAGGGATTAGCTGGCGGTACTGAATCCAATCTCTGAAATTACCAGACCAATAAACACCTTCTTTGTCACGATGTGTTACACCTTCAGGCCAGTAATATTTATCATCAAAGCACATAGCTTGGTGCTCAACAGGGGATGCATGTACAGGCTCTGATTCAATCAATCGACTAAACACAGTTTCTGCTTTCTCCAGAGAAGTATCAGCTTTACGGAAAGAAGCCTGAGCGCAGCAACTTGCAGAGATTTTCAGGGCTTGCTTAATGGGAATTTGATTATGATTTTCATCGTAGTAAATCCGGCTGCCATCAATTTTAGACAAACCTGTCCCCACATAAGGTATATGCCATTCTCCGCGTTTGAGAGATAAAGGAATCGAAGCTTCTTCAGCGACTTTCATAGCATAAGCCAGAGCAGCAATCGTAGGGTCAGCATCCTTATGATCTCTCAGCCAATACCAATTAGCCTTCTCTGTGGTTGTCATAACGGTACGCATGTGCTGGAAAGGCTCTGTAATGCGATTTACGACCTGCTTGTGTACCTTCATATCATCCATAACTCTAGCGATGCTCACAGCCTGCCTAGCGGCTTCTAGCCATAGTGCTTTGACTGCTTCCTTGGCATTCTCATCTAGTTCCTTCTCAGCTTGCATTCCCGGCTGATTCATTCCCCAGTGAACGGGCATTGCTGGGTCTTTCTCAATCAAGTCCAACATAGCTTTGACTGGAATAGCTCTGGAGCTTGCCGCGTTACGTGAAAACTGTCGATGAGTCATAAACTCTCCATGAATGATTCTAGGGTAAATCAATTCATAAGTCGTAATTCTAACTCCCCGAGGGTTAATACTGTCTGCAATAATCTTTGCTGAAATCATTCGTTCTCCTTCTGAATTTCACTTTCAAGCACAATAAAGGAATCAAAGGGTTCATTGAGATTCTTTACATGGTAGCGTTGGTACCCAATAACTTCTACAATTTTCACTTGTTTACCTTCGAATCCAAACTCATCACCTTTCTTATATTTAGGTGCATCTATGTCAAGAGCCTCCCAGACAGTGGCAAATTTTTCGACTGCCTTAACTTGTTTGTCCTTAAACTGAAACTCATCGCCTTTGGCATGGATATTAATTACTTTATCTTTCTTGTTTTGCTTGTTTTGCATTATTTTCCCTTTCTTCTTCGATCCGAAGCTGGAGTTTAAACAAAAGACTGGAGATTGCACAAGCTAGATGGTAGCAATCAGTGCCGCCTTCGCCGTTATCAATAAAATCTCCACGCTGATCAGCCCAAAGGTGTCTCTGAGCAGCAGAGAAATATCTTGACTGAGGATTATCAACCAAACGCCAGTTCTCTTGATCAATAGGCTCGTTGTACTTTATTGCCCCTTTGGTAAGGACCATCACAACCTCTTCTAGAGCGTCTGCGGGGACTAGGTTATACATAGGCTTACCTGCATCGTATTTGCGGCCTTGTAGAGGCTTCTCAGCCTTATCTGTGGGCGTATTAACCTGAGTGATTTCCTCTTTCTGTTCTGACTCTACTTCGCTAAAATAACCTCTATAGTAGTTTGTGCAGTTATCAAGTCCTTTATCACAACCTTCACGATCCCCGTTAAAGACGCAAAGATTGCAAGGTTCTTGCCCTTCCTCCGCAACCATCATTATGTACTTCTTACCAAGAATCTCATACTGTTCCTGATCCGCTATTTTCATTTAACCCCCTTTTGCTTGCTTTAGTATATTGATTGTCAGTAAAGTTTCCGCCTTAACTTTATCATCTGACCATGACACTAAATCGTTCAACGAAATTTTACCATGCATAAATGCCCAAAGGGTTGCATTTCCAAATTGCTTATGGAGCCATACATGATCTGCCAGTTTTAAGACTGCTAAGTTGTCTGGAGAATTATTCAGAACATCACAATCTCTGTGATGCACATGATGTCCTTTAGGTATTGACTCTAGTTGAAGAATTTCACACGCTACTGCGATATGTAGTTTAATCTTCTTCTTTGAGAGTAATAAGCTCGTTTGCGGACTGAAAATCTGATAACCATCACAATCAAAATTTCTATTCTTGTTGTTTGGATTCTTGGTCCCTAGATATGCATTACTTTTAAAGATCGCACTGCACGTAACAGAACAGAAGAAACCAAGGGTGCGTTTCTCTTTTCTCCGCGAGGGCTTGAGGTAGAAACTTCTACTACACTGCGCGCAGGTCGTATTATTTTCAATATGCTTTTCCATTTACCTGTAACCTGTTCTCAATCTTATGATCTTCACGTTTGGCATTGTATTGTCGTTTTTCTTGAATAGCTCCTTCGAGGTCAAGATTCAAAGCCCCGCATAAATCGAGAATACGAATAACTGCATCAGCAAGTTCAACTTCAATCATTGGACGATGTGGAAGTTTATCGTCTGGTAGATTCTTACGTGCCCCCTCCATAGCTTCGGATACTTCGCTATGGATCAGGCAAAGCTTCTCTGCTACGATTGCTTTACCGAGTCGTGTCCCAGTCAGTGCTTCATTGGCTAGGTTAAGCCCTGAATTCAAATCTGTCCACCACCCCGCTACGGCATTACCGTCGTGAACTTCTTTTTGCAAGTCTTTAATACTCCGCATAGTACTTTCCTTTCTTCTTAATACGTAAAATAGTCATAACCAAGATGGTCACAATGCACACTAAGCACGCCAATATAATTCCGAAGACTGGTCCGGCATTTGCTAGTAGTGTCATGAATAGCCAAGCAATCAAGGCGACGAAAACACAACCTAGAAACAAACCGGCTAAGAATCCTAAAAAGGTATAGTTCATCACATCCTTGGCAGCTTGCCAGTAGTCATACTTAAATTTAATCATAGTGAACCTCACAATCTTTAATCAAAACAAAATTAAAGCACCTGTACTGATCAAGTTCTCTGCACCAGTACCTGTCAGAGTCAACACGTTCTACGTACAGAACCTCTCCGATGTGCTTATTGTACCACACTCTGCTGTCACTGCAACGAAGAATTTTTATTTTCATACCATTCCTCTGGTGTTACAACTACAAACTCCCTAGCAACATACTTAATTTCTGTACAATACTTATTGAGTTGTTGCGCTTTTCTTACTGCATCCCCAAACCTTGTGTAGTATTGGCTGGTGCGAAAACCTGTGTCAGTGCAGACTACACAGCTTACTTTGTCAAACATATAATTCTCCAATAAGAAAAACCCTCAGCTTGCACCGAGGGTTTGGGATCAATTAAGCCTTCGGTGCGGAAAGCAAATTAGAACGTTTAGTTTTAGAAGTCTGGTTAGACTTGTCACGCTGAACTGTTTCGCATTCTGTACAACGTATCTCATTATATACACCAGAAGGAGTATACACCTTGCGTCCCGTGGATTCAAACTCATGATGACCGCATGAACGGCAGCGAACAATATCATCATCGTAGTAAAGAGCAGCATTGAAGCCTGAAACAAGTCCACGACTACGAAGAGCAAGGAATACTTCTACAAGAAGATCAACGTCTTGTTCGCAGTATTCTCGCATTTCTTCCATTGCTTCTTCCTTACCTGCCTGCACATCTACCCACAGCTTAATACCGCTGTGACTAACCTTGCGACCGATATTCAGGTACGCGCCGAGAGCGTCCAGTCTATTGCTTGGGAATCGAAACTTGCGCTTGGCAATCTCAAGAGTATCAACAACTTGTACTGTAGGTAGTGGAGGAAGGCCATTAGCCATGCATCGCAGTTCCAGCATCTTGATATCGAAATTCTTTGCATTGTGTGCTACTACAACATCAGCGTTGGCAAACAAATCCCAGAGCATTGCACAGACAAGGTAGTCTTGATCATTGCGGATTTCAGATTTATTATACAGTACAGTGGACTGATTTGCACCCAGCCAACGGTATCCTGCCATAAGAATCTTTCCACCTTCTTTTTCTACAGCATCTTGATTAATGAATTGTTTATGCCTGCCAAAGCAGTAAACCAAAGCAGCACTTGTTTCAAGATCGAAGAAGAGTACTTTTGGGCCTGTGGTGGCTGCTGTATTAATAACTGCAGAGTGTCGCTTCAGAAATTCATTAACGCCACTCTTGCTCAGTCCTAGATGCGTAGCGATACTGCGACCGGAATAGCCGTCCTTGGCTTGTGCAAGGATTTCCTCTTGTAGTTCTTGGGAATATTTCATTGATTGTCCTTTACTTTCTGTATTACATTCTTGATTATATCAAAACTGAACTTTCGTGTCAATAGTGCTTTCTGGAATAACGTCTTTCGCTCTTTGGCATTTGAACCTTCAGTTTGATTTAATTCCTGTAGCACCGCTTTCTTCTGCCCTTCAGATAGACCGTTAAACCAAGTATTAACTTTCTTCAACCACATATCGTGTCTGAATCTAGTATCGGGAGGTTTCTCTAAGAAGTTTGCAATCTGTCTTAGAGTCTGTGAAAGAGTATAAGGACTCCACCATCTCATATATCTGATCCAAGCTCTTTCAATAACACCTAGAAAAGAATTAGCTTGCCTACTTGCTACTCCACGGACAAACATTTCATCGTCATGAGCATGCTCTAAGATGTGTTGTTTGTCTTGGATTTCCATGCCAGTAATGATACAGGTATTGTTCTGCTCCTTCGTCAGTAATGCTCGGATGCGGGCCTTATCTGCTGCGTTGTACAAGTCTTCAGTTTTACTTGGCATACAGCTTAGTGACTATCTCACGGTAGGCTGGAGTCTTAAAAAACTCCTTTAGAAATTCTTCACTCTCTTTACGTTTCTTCTCTACATCATGCTCATACGCATAAAGGTCTGGGCCTTCAAAGTAATAAGTCATTTCAAAACCAAAACCTTCATAAGTTTCATGAGAGAAATTTCCAGTGAACTGACCGGAACTTTCAGAGATCAATTTCGAATGTTTGCGGTCAAAATCTAAAGCATCTTGCACTTTACTGCGCAGTTCAGCAGTCTTGATAATATTCATAGTTTTACTCCGTACTTATCTAGCATTTCTTTAAAGTCCAGTTTGTCATTCTCATGACTCATCATTCTGGCGCACTTGTAATATAAACCAAGAAGAAATTCATGATCTACAAATCGCTTTTCACCAAAACAATCTACATAACTGACTCCATTGCCATACCAGTTCTTGTATTGTCGAATAACAATCTCAATGGCTTCTTTTTCATTCTGCGCTGGCTGCAAGAGTTTATACGCTCCCTTTTCGCCAAACTTAGTTCTGGAAAGCTCTGAAGGTTTATAGTCATCTGTTGGATCGCCATTCAGCCACTGGAAAGCAAACCAAAGGAATCCAGAGCCTGCAATTTTCTTACCTGTATCGACCAATGAGCCAAAAGAAGGCATGACCTCTAGGGTAGGTACCTCCTGTGTGAAATCGTACAGCGTAAGGCCCGTATAAGCCCTAGAGTCCTTATCCTGAGAGGCTAGGATAACGTCATACCCTTTCTCTAAGTATTCGTACCCCTTGATGATCAGATCGTCGTCAGCTTCTCTATTATTTGCAAGCAAAGAAGGGTGGTTCTTGTATAGGTACATCTTCGCTTCTTTTAGATTCAAAGGTCGGATATTGTCTACACGATTACCTTTATACTTGGAAGGTAAGGGTAGAGCATCTCTAAAATTCAGTTTTCCACTCAGACAGACAAGATACTCATCAGCAAATAACAAATCATTGATTTTCTGAATCTGATTTTTCATGATACTGCAGGTATTTGCTATAGGCTCAGGCTCTTGAATATCTTCAAACTTATAGATCACAGGATCAAATTCTTTCCCTGCTTTAGTGATAGCTGCTTTACATTCTGTTCGGTTCTTGAATATTTTTGCTTTACCTGAAGGCTCATGAATGACCTTTACCTTACGTTCTTCTGTAGCTGCTGATGTACGATAGCTTAGTGTATCGCCATCATATATGATTATTGTTTTCTTTGCTGTCATAGTATCCTTTATGCAAAAACCCCAAGGATTTCTCCATTGGGGTTTCTTTAGAGCTTGAAGAGTTATTCGCTTCGGACTTGCTCTGCTAGTTCAATAAAAGCTTCGGACTTTTCGATAATCTCGTCAGTCTTAGCTTCAGCCATTGCCTTTGCAAGCTTGGCAAGCATAGTTGCATCGTATCCTGCGGACTTTGCTTCATCCTTGAGTTCCTTGATATTCTCCATGATGCTTTCGATTTCTGTGAACTCTCGCTGCATTGCACGGACGATTTCGGCTTTAGTCTTTGTTGGCTTACCTTGTGTATTTTGTGTAGTCATATTACTCCTTAATTACCGCTGCGAATTCCGCTGCGAACACCTTCACGGACAATGCCGACACCGATCAGTGACAGCCATGCAACCGAAAGCCAACTCCAGAAGTTCAGCGCAATCTGCAAACCGAACAAAGCATTGAGACTCAAGATTGTCAGCAGTGGACCAATACCAATCATCACAAGGATGAAAATCAAAGAAAGAACAAACATCAAATTACTCATACAACTCCTTTATTAAGATATTCAGCGTGCTTTTCTGCTTCAGTACGAAGGAAGTGCAGCTTAACATCCGTATACTCTTGATTGTCAAAAACCTTCCAGTAATGATTACTGAACTTGACCGTGTAGCGTGTTTCCTTCATATTATTCCTTTCGCTTAGGCTTGTTAGCCTTGTTCCACTCAGCATTCTTGCGAAGACGCTCTGCAGCAGCCTTCTTTAGATTTTCATTACGTTCCTTTGCTTCAGCACGCATGGCTTCCAGCATTTCATTTTCGTTCATGTATTCCTCCTTTATTTTCTAGAACCCTTATTTGGCGCGTCTGGAGGGATTCGAACCCCCGACAAGTGATGTAGAAGATCACGGCTCTATCCACTGAGCTACAGACGCATCAATTAAAGGCTCTAGAATGAATTTTCACTAAGGGAAGCACCACTGGTACTTCCTTTAGATTTTCCTAGTCTTCCTGAGCCTCTGGTGGCTTAGAAGGGTGCGTCGTCTTCTTCGAATTCATCCTTGGGCTTTGCAGCAGGCTTTGCAGCTTTGCCCTTAGCCTTCGCAGGAACCTCGACGTTGTTACCTTCACCGTCATCAGCATTGTCATCATCAAATTCACTGCCGGGTTCGTAAGACGCTGTACGCTCATATTCAACCAGATCAGTGACCAGAATATTCTGCAGACGAGCATTGCTGCCGTAGTCATTATCATACCGATCAATACTGATTGTACCGTAAGAGCCATTACCTACCAGAGTAGTAGTGGTGATTTCATTCCGACCCTTATCTGTCTGCAGGTAAACCTTTGGACGATAGAGATCAGGGATAGGATTACCGTTGGCAAGCTTTTCGTTCTTACGTAGAGTAATCACGTAGAGGTTCTTTTCAGTACCCTCTGGTGGCTTGCACTTGTACTCTTTCTCAAACTCTGAACGCTTCACCTTGCGTGCTGGCTGCTTGGTAAAGATTTCAGCAAAAGCGTCTGCAGTGTCTTCATCAACAACCACACCAGCCTTGTATTCCTTACCCTTTTCCTTGTCGTAGCAAGGAATAGCCTTGTCAACGCACACATAAACGAGCATCCCTGTAAGTTTCTTCATATAGTACCTTTCTTTGTTATCTTAAATGTTGCATTTAGTGATTTTGCACAGGTTCACTAACCTATTCTTCTTCAAGAGAAAGTCCATTCTCTCGAAAGAATTCAATATCTTCCTTGATGCGCTTTGAATTTGCGTCAGATACGATCCGAGCAGACTCGGTGCGCTTACCATCCACGTAGCGATGGCACATATCACCTTCAAGCAGAACTAGAGTAGGTTTCATTTGATAAGCCCTCGAAAATTCAACATTTTCCCACGAGAGGGCATAGGTTGTTTCGGGATTGTAATAATCTCCATCTGATACAGAGGATATAAACATACCTGTTGTCACGGCCTCTCTGATAAGCTCTTTCATAAACTCCGGGTCTTCTTTTGCAAGATCACGCAGTGCTTCTTTCAGTTCCTGTCTGTTCATACTAACCCTTTCAGTTTTTAAAAGGAAGAATTTTACCTTCAGATAAAGCAGTATTAAACTTCGTCACGAAGCTTTCATGATAAAGGTCTTGGACCTTATCGTAGTTTTCCCAAGCATACTGCCGGAACGGACCAGAGGTAATGCTGGTGCAGACCTTTTGCAGAGCAATATCAAAAGCTCGCTTAGGGTCAGTGCCAAATGGAATTATAGCACGTTCTAGAGCAAGAACAAAGCTTTCTTCCAGAACTCCACATAACTTTACAATTTCTGGAAGCTCTTTAAACTTCTGCATGTCACACAGAACTTGTTCGCCATCTTTAATGTAATACATGTAGGCTGGCTTGTCAAGCATTTTCACTGCTTCATGAATCGTATCATGATCGTACTTGTAAGGTACGCTGTCAGTAAAGAATTCTTTCTTGTCTGTATTAAGCTTCGGAAGGTTATTAGTGTACGTTAGTTTCTGACGCTTTGCAAGCATTAGTTGCAGTTCTGGACTTTCAGTAAATTCCCAGAATGCATCATTCTCGTTAGATTCAAAGTAAAGAATGTCGCTCCTAGTCTTTAAGAAATGCGGACAGTCTTTCTTAAACTTATGGCTGACCTTCATTAAGTATAGGATAATGACTGGCGCCATCATGGCATTCCCAAAAGATGTTGCAATAAGGTTAGGAGAATTTTCTTTACAGTACTCATAAATCTCTTTATTACTCTCCGTAAGGCCACCTTCACCGTCAATATAAGACGCCTCGACAATCAAGGTTTCACTTTTACGTTGAACCTTGACAATACCTTTGTTCTTCTTAAATGACAACTCTTTGATTTTCCAATCCTTAGAGATAAGGAGCTTAACGCCATTCGTAAATTCTTCGGCAGTGCAAAACACATCCAAATCCCCCGATGTGCGGTACGGGAAACACGACCAGTAATTTGCTGCTACACTTCCAACTATTAGCATTATAACCCCTTTTCTCTATCAGATCAAATCAACAACCACTATCTTCCCAAGAAGACTGATATTCTTCCTCTGCTTCACTTGGGAGCCAACTGTACAAAGTATTGGCATCGCTATCAGTTTGCACCTCTTGAAAACTTACACCTTCTGCTAGTGCCCAACTTTGGAACTTGTCAAAATCTTTTTTCAGAATAACTACAGCCTGATGCTCAGTACTAAAATCAATCATATTATACTCCTTTTAAGAACAACTATCAGTACTTGTGTACCACTCGCCTGCACTCTTGCCTAACCAGCTATCATCTTCTAGAAGCAGCATGCCCATTCCATCAATGTGCAGTTCAAGCTTATGCTCCAGTGCAAAATTCACCAGTGCAATTTCTGCATTATCATAGTCTCTGCGCAGTTTATCAAACTCTACTTGGATTTCATCTTCTGTCATATTACTCCTTTAGAAATTGTAAGGGCTCTCGCAATCACGAATACGTGCAATGGTGCGACGACTCGTATTGTACTTCAGAGCAAGAGAAGTCAACGATGCTCCATCATCAAGCTCACGCCGGATTGCAGGCACAGCGTCCATGATACCGTTTGCAACAGCAGATTGTACCACAGGCGTTTCATCTTCAGTGTTATCTTCAGAAAAAACATTAGTATAGCCATCAGGCAGGGCCTGCACAGGAAGTCCACGAGAGCCTTCATTAGTCTCTAGTTCGCCTACCACTTCATACCGACTGCAACGACCCTTACTGTTATTATAATCCGAAGGGATACTAACAATATCTGCAGGATTGACCTTCACCACAACGATACGCTCACCGCCAAAGCTGCTCAGGTATTCATAGCTGCAGAAGTGCAGACCAGTGCTGCAAGTCTGGTTACGATTATCGTTCACAAGATTCCGTGGCATAGAAACAACAGTAACACCATTCTCGACAGTGACAAGGACTTCCTTTGTAGCACCCATTGGAGTTCCAAGCAAAGCCTTATCAGCCTCTGTAAGGAGGTTAGCAGGCTTATTCAGCACACTGCGGCTATGAACATCATAGTAGTCTTCGTTGACGCGCTTATAGGCCAAGAAGCAGCCATCTGGAGTGATAGGCAAGGAGCAAGCTTCACCAAAGCTTAGAGCTTCGTCAATGGCATGGCTTGCAGGGTTCTGCATCAGATTCTGCAGAAACTTAACCATAGGTTGAATATCCAGTTCCAGTCGCAGCATTTCAAAGATGCGGGTGCTGATCAAGCCAGTAACCTTTCGGCCACGGTAGGTGATCTCTCCGTCAGTGATTTGCACATCCTGCCCTGCACCCTTCAGTGTACTGAGGATGTTCTGCTTTACTTCTAGTGCAGCAAGAACCTGATCTTCATCATTAGTCTTGATTGCATTCAAGACCGAAGGGAAAATCTTACTGTCTCGGGTTACGGTATAGGTCTTGGACTTGAGGAATACCGTAATACTGGTAGCTCCAAGAATGTAATTAATTGAAATCAATTTACTCTCCTTTAAATGTTAATTGCAGTGGCGTTAGTGAGGTGCTTATTGTACAACGTTTCTACGTAAGATGCAACAGCTTCACGGTCTTCTGTTGTGACTCCACGGAGCTTTTTAAGCAAAGGGTACTTGCTCAGGAGTTTACCCTCAATCTCTGTAATCTTGCTTACGAACTTACGTTCCTTCAGTTTAAAATCTTCCATCATATTAAGAGCCTCAGCCTCCTTGATAAGAACACTTGACGGCCCCTTCTGAGAACCTTCAAGAATCTTACCATAGAAAGTTCCAATGTCCGTGTTCGTATCCTTCAAGATTTCAGCGAACATAGAGTTAACATGTGAGAACACATGCTTGTACCTGTACTTAGAAAGTTCCTTGCGGTTTTCTACAGTATTCAACTCCTTCTTACGCTTCTGAATATACTCAGAAATCGAAAGAACGCCAGAAGGAATCTTATCCTTTTGAGACAGACGAACACCAATAAGCTTTGGCCTAGAGAAAATATTTCGAAATGCAGTCAATGCCGAAACATCATAAGAATTTACAATTGCTAGTCGATCAATCAGAATGTACACGTACTCATCTTTAATATCAGAAATCTCGTCTGTGCATTTATCCCAGCTAGATGGATCGTAGTAGCCATTATACTCATAATACCGAGGAACCTTATACCCTTTGCGAGACTCTGGAATAGCAGAAGAAGTTGGAATCTCCACTTCACTCAAAAGCTTAATAGGGCAATCGCCATACGCAGCCTTAATATCCTTCAGCATTTCATCAGACTTGTGCTCATCCTTGTCAAAATAAATAATAGGAATGATCGAACCATGCTGTGACTTGCTTCGTACCAAATCCATACGGATAACAGAACGCTTAGGAGCATCATGCACCAGAATATAAGGCGTAGTCTCAGGATTGACGGTATGTGAGCCAATGTACACATCCCAAGGCTTACTCCGAGTACCCACACGCAGTTCCTTGATCTCATACTTCAGTTGCCCTTTAGAGTCCCGTGGGAGCTTATCAGTCCTAAAGACAAAAGAGCTACTACGCACAGCCATCTTGAACATATTACTTGGTGCAAGAGCTTTAAGGATACTGTGAGAATTAATCTTCTTTACAGCTTCCCATTCAGTGCTGGCATCCTTGATCTCAGACTCTACGTGAGTCTTAAGATAGCTCATCACAGCTTCAAACTTCTTACGGATGTTCTCTACTGTCGTAGGTGTGTACTCTACACCTTCGCGTGATGCAGTTACACCAATGTCCCCGATATTAAACTTAAGGACCAATCCGTAAGTAGATAGGTTTTTAAGTTGGTGCGCGTCAGCAGTACTCAAGGCATCAGACATTGCTGCATTATCCAAAGGATAGCCTACATTACCTTGCAGGATAATACTGTCAGTTCCGTAGGCTGCTCTCTTATTCAAAGAGAAATCTTCAGTGTCAAATGCATAGTCATTGCCGGGCCAGATAATCTGACCATTGATAACGTTAGGCTTTACTTTGAAATACTTCAATTGAGTAATTACTTCGTGGCGAACCTTCAAGAAATCTTGATTCTTAATGCCAAGCTTAATCTCAACACCATTAGGTTCATTGGTTTCCGAAGAAGCCATCAACTTGTAGTCAGGAACGCCAGAGGCAGTGATGAACATACCATAGATGCTTTTAATGCCATTGAATACGGAAGTAACGGTAAACTGATCCGTATAGCTGAATGGAGTCTTTGCACCAAGACCGAATGCACCAATGCTGTCATTGGAATTATCCTTAGTGCTTTCAAAGTAAACGGTAAAGACAGTCTTCACAGCTTCTGGAGATAGGCCAATGCCGTAGTCCTGCACAGCAAACCAAGGTTCAAAGTTATCAGGAAGATGAATCAAGAAAGGAGTATCTTGCTTGCTTACTGCTACGTGAGCATCATAAGCATTGCAGGACAGTTCACGGACAATACTACCGATCTTGTTCTGGTACAGCGTGTCAGACAGAACCTTGAAAGCCTTGCCGTTCATAGCAATGCTGAAAGAGTTACTGCTAGAGCCACCGCTTGTAAGGACTTCGGTAGTGTTTGTATCGAGCTTCAAGATATTTCCTTTCGTTGATTTGTTAGATTAGATTGTATAGGTCTGGATTGAAGTTGTCAAGGATTAGGGCGTGAGAACCTTTGGTGATTTTTGTAGTCTTTTGAAGTGTTTTCTCAATCTCTTTTGGAGACTTGTCAACCCAAACATACTTATCACCTGCATGAATATACTTTTGAAGTTTTGCTTGACCTGCATACGTGGTCTTCCCGTCAAGTATATAGCCCTTGATGCCGTCTGGCAAGACTTCACGAACGTGATAAATATCAAAATAAGCAGTTCTTCCTTGCGCTTTAGCGTATGCAATGTAGTCATTCACCTTGATTTCTCGGTTAAGCTTATCTTTCATATCAATCCTTGTATTTTTCTACTACATTATCTTGCCAGCCACATGCCTCGGGCTGGGGTGCTGCTGCGAGCATGGCGGTCCACGCATCTTGAGCATCAAGATCGTCAAAATCTTTAATGACGTTGTAAGTGGCAGCACTCAACATACCTTGTGTCGGCTCAACTGGCACCAGCTTCCATCCGCTGGGCACTGCCGGGCCCTGTGCTGAGGGCTCGACAACGCGAGCGTGAAGGCGGCGCAGTTCTGCTGCCGCTTGTTTATGACACGCTCTTGTGTGGTAAGCGTCAAGTTCGTCAGCAAGCCTGATCGCTTCGGGTTGTGTAGTATTCTGCATAACTCTCCTTCAATGAATGTTAGATAGCTTATTGTAACTCTTATCAAATCAATGTCCAGAGATTTTCATGCAGAACTCGTCTTTTTCTTCATCATGCCTTACATGAATCTCCGGGTTGTCTGCCTCTGCACACAAGGTTGAATTCAGTGGTCTTACAAAAGTACAATGCATATCGCCGTACTCTTGTAATTCCTTGTACAACTCAACAATCAACTCAGAGAGTAGCATGTTTAGGCTCGCTTGTAAATACTATTCTGAGTCTCAAACTCCAGAACTTCGCCAGCCTCATCCAGCACAGACGAAACAACCTTAGATGTGGTAGCAGTACGGCCATTCGTTACATTCTTGGAGTCCGGATGATCCACTGGGATAACATCCGCGTATGTATCTTTAGTGCCGGGCCAAGTGAACAGTTGAGCCTTGGTAAATTTAACGATCTTCTTCATGATTACTCCTTTTCAAAGATGATTTTCAAACGATTGTCAACAGGACTGTAGTGCCGACGAAGCCGATCATACACTTCTTTTGATATGATGTTCCAATGATTAGTTGGACGGAACCAGTAAGTTAGTTTCATTTATTCCTCGTACACGTCGTCGTATACAATTCGGTAGCTTGGCTCTTTAATACTGTAAGAGGTTGGGTACACCCTAACGTTACCTGTGTGACTAGAATCCCCAGCGGTACACGCCACGGGACCACCTTCACTCAACCACCAGATTTGCTGATTCGCATTTACCCAGCCATCACGGACCTTGTACAGAACTCCGTTACTCTCTTTTCGCTTTTGAAGGTACTCTTCCAAAGACTTAATATCGTCCGTGGAGAGTTGTTCAATTTTACTAATAACTTCAGTCAGGGACATTGTAACTCCTTTCTATGGTGCAACAGGTGAGATTCGAACTCACGGTGGGATTTCTCCACTGGCTTATGAGGCCAGAGCCTGCAACCGCACGGCGTCTGTTGCATGTGTGTATTGTATGACAGCACCTAAGCACTGTCAAGACATTAGTGAACCTCTCTCCACGTCTTACCTACCTTGCCTTCACCCACTAGAGGGACCTTGATCTTGAGTGCAGTTCCAGCAGTCGCAATAGACTTCTCAATCAACTTTGCAACCTCTTCTCCGATGCTTTCTTCGCATTCGTATTCTAGCTCGTCGTGAAAGTATCCAATGCGACGAACGACACAGCCTTTGTAGAGGTAGTAAGGTCTGCGCTTCTCATCCCAGAGTATACCGCCCAGCCAACGATCCATATAGCAGCCTGCGTAGTCCATGATGATACCACCACAACTTTGAAAGATAGTGTTCAGCAAAGCAGATTTCTTACGGGTCAGCAAAATTCTACCATCAATTGCAGGAAGGTACTTTTTCTGTCCTTTGGAATTCCAGTAAGCTTCTAGGTTTTCCTTAAGCTCTTTAGTTCCGGGGTTAGCCTCCCAGAATGCATCCAGAGCCTTTTTGCCGTACTTTTCTGCAATGCCAAGGGTAGAGGCTACCTTTGGTGCTGCAGCCCCGTACATAATGGCGTAGTACCCGTTCTTGCTCTTGCTGCGATATGGCTTCCACTTAGGATTATCTTTGTCGAAGTCCGGAGACTTATACAGAGCCGCCACTTCTGCATGAATATCTCCGTAGAAAGCAAAAGTATTCTTTGAGTGAACATCGCCTTTAAGAAGTTCTTCTGCAGTGGCACCATTATCGTACTTATAGCAGTAATGTCCTTGGACTCGACCTTCAAGAGCAGCAGCATCGCCAGCAGCGATTACAAATCCATCTTCAGAAGTCCACAATGAACGAAACTCATATCCGAGCAATACTTTAGGGTCAGCTTTAGGGACATTGACTACTACTTGGTGTTTCTGTCTGTGAGTAGAAGCAATACCTGTACGGCCTGCTCCAATACGACCATCATAAGCTAGACGTTCATTCCCAAGCCATCCTTCTAATACTGAAAGCCTGTTACGCATAGAAAGCCATTTAACCACCTGACGAACAATCTCACCTTCCATTGCTTCTAGGTTCACGCACAGCTTGCCAGCCTCTTGAATCTTAGGTGATGTAGGAGTTAGCTGCCTAGTAACAGGGTCACGAACGGGCTTACCTGAAGAGTCCTTCTTATAATTCCATAAAGTAGGCTCCCATCCAGATTCAAGAAACCAATCTTTCATCTGCTCTTGATTTCCCATTTCCATAGGAAGTTCAATATCTAGTATTTGGTTAGCCTTGATTGCATATTTCTTGCCATAGAATTCCCACATTTCATTGACCTGCTTGCCGTTGTGTTTTTCTACGAACTTCAGCCATTGAGCAGAGTAATCCCCATTAGCCTTAAATGGCTTGGCGGGCATCTTATAGTCTTTCTCTTCTGTTTTCTTGAGCTTTCTCGGAGGAAGTTTAGGCTCTACCTCAGCACGAATATCTTCCATCATTTGTTTGATCTTAATAACAAGGTCGTTTCCTGCCTTAACATCAAACTTCCATCCTGAAAGGTCTTGGCAACTCATAAGGAAAAAGCTTTTCTGCCCTGCACGGAAACTAGGAATCCAACCATCCCAAGAGCCATAAATATCAATCCATTCTAAGATCAGGTACTTGAAAGTCTTGTCTGCAATCAAAGTATCTTGCTCGCAGTAATCATCCATGATTGGAGTATATTGCTGGAACTCCGCTCCGTCCCCTGCATCTTTTTCAATAATGCCTGCCTCAATACATTCTGCACGGAAATCCATCTTTGGAAATCCAAGGACACCACCAAAATAATCAATAGAGTGCCGCATACGATCAGGATTAAGAAACATCGAGAGATAAAACGTATCCACGAAGTTAACCTCAATATCCTCGATAGTATCAGGGCCTACAGTAAAATCCAAATCAAGGATAAACTTCATTGCAAAAATATCATACCCTAAACCATTATGAAAAATAACATTAGGCTTATCGTAACCCTCCAGCCACGATAGAAACTTCTGGCGCGCTTTAGGATCATTGAAGGGCTTCAGCTTCAACTTCTCTCCAGTGTCCAAATCCTTGAGGCAAAGCACCCAAATCTTCGTAGCTGCAAAGACGAATCCGTTAGCTTCAATGTCCAATGAAAATCCGTTGTACTTCATATTTCTCCTTCCAAATAACAAACGGCAGTCTACCATAAGATAGCTGCCGTTGTCAATGCTTTAAGTTTTAAAACTCATCAGTGCATCATACGCTCTAGAATCTAGTTGAGACTTGTATTGTTCAGCAAGAAGCCTCAATTTCGCAAGTTTAGCTTTAGTGTAAATCTTAAGACAATCTTCCAGTGTGCCGATATGTAGATGGCCTGATTTTCTTTTCCCATTTACAACAGTCGAAAGCTGTGCCACATATTTACCGTTAGATTTCTTAAAATATACCCCGTGCGGAAGATTTCCGTTTGTCGTTCGGCAGTCTGAAATCAGAGTATTAATTTCGTTAGGTAGAAAACAGCAAGACATTTCTGAGTATAGCTTACCACAACCCAGTAGGTCTTTATCTAACTGCCAGTTTGGAACAAAGTTTTTCAAATACCATTTTCTGAAATTTGAATGCAGCAGCCAATCATTTCTGACATGACATCCTTCATAACTTGGCTTCTTTTCTTGATATAACTTGCTATAACATCTTCGAATCATGCTGTGCCAAACAGCATAAGAGTCTAAGCTTGAACTTAGATCATTAATGCCTTTACCAAAAATCATTAAAATTCTCCTACACCATTGTCTCGCAACCATGTGTCTAGGTTGAACAGTCTTGCCTTTTCATTATCATAGTACAGTGCCCCTGCTGGTCCTGTCAAGCCATATAAACGATTTTTAGTAACAAAAATCTCTGTGGTGTTTCGCTTGATCGGGTCTTCAGCCATCTTGTCACGCTTTAGCAGAATATTTGCAGAAGCAGATTTAATAATTGTACTCGAACCCATAATGTTCATTTCACTATCTGCACCTGATTTCCCAGCTTCAACCTTTCGCATATGATTAACAAATACTAGCGTACAACCGTGAGACTTAATAATACCTTTAGCCCATTTAAGGAAAAGTGCCTGCTCTTCATTTGAAAGACCGTCCAACACATCCTGCAGAACATCGAGAATAATCACCTTACACCCACAGGCTACAACCAGTTCTTCAATTGTATCTTGAATCTCTTCAACAGAGCCGTCCCGATTATCTAGTAAATAGAAACGTGGTTCCCCGTCCTCCTTTTTGAACAACTCTTCAGCTTTCTTTTTGACATAATCACTGCTGAGGTATTTAATACGCTCTTCGGTAGAACCAATAAGTGCCAATTTCCGTTGCAGATATTGGCTCAACATTGCCTCTCCGTATTGTCCTGCATCAAGTTCCATAGATACAATCCCCAACATATGTGGGGAATTAAAAACCCAGTATTCCAACATAAAGTTTACAAGAGTTGTCTTACCAAGCCCGGTATCAGCAGCTACGTTGATGATTGCACCCACAGGAAGCCCGCCGACAAACTTATTATTCAATTCTTCCATTTCAGGTGGGAATGGGATTTTAGGAACCTCGGCCTGTTCAAGAATGCGAGCATAAAGATCGCTAGAAGGCAGAACCCCAACAGGTACTCTCTTTTCAGCGTTGAAGAAGTCCGAAATAAATTCCTTACTCTTGCCAGCCTTCAGGTACTCATTAGCGTCTTTAAAGCGCATCTTCATGATCTTGACCTTACCCTTTGGCAAGGACGGAATCAAGGCTTCAATGGCTTCCTGACCGGCTTTATCAGCATCATAGCAAAGGATGATATTGTCAAAGCTATCTAGGAACTTGTACTGAGCTTTGATCTGCTTCTTACTCTGAGCGCCAGTAGTGGGACTGACTACTGCAGTTTCAAAATCCCAGCCCTTAAAAGTGTTATACTCCTTGAGCATCTGGTAGGCAGATAGTTGATCAACTTCCCCTTCAGTAATCACTACATATTTACCGCCTCGATTAAATCGAAACTGTCCGAACAGTTCACAATCAGCACCTGTCCTGCCAATGGATCGGAAATTCTTAGGAACTTCTCGGATTTTATAGCCTACCAGTTGACCTTCTTGAGTGCATGGGTAATACTGTTCTAGGACTTCACCTGTCTCTTCATCAAACGAATGCCGCACACCAAAGTAAGCAAGCGTCGCATCAGTAAGGCTCCGGAAATTATTAGCTTTGGTGCTTGTCTCGGATTTAATCTCTGCGGCTTCCTCAGTAGTCAAGGCTGGCTTAGTACTCTTTTGAACTTCTACTTCTGTATCTTGTTTCATTGCTTCCCTTCGTTTCTTTCTTTGAGAACCTGACTTACTTTCTGCAAGTATCTCTTTGTATTCATCACTCAAGGTAGCAGCTTGGCAAACAAAACAGTATGTACTGCCGTCACTATAAACTGCCTTCCCATCACTGCTGCCGCATTTGCTACATTCTTCGTGCTTAATAAATCCAGCCAAAATTACCTCACTATTATTAGTCGTACCTTTGCATTAAATCCTTATTCTTTTGGTCTAACTCCTTCAGAAGTTTATCAAGCTTTTTATGGCCCTTATCTTCTTTGTCGAAGTACAAAGCATAGGATTCACTACCCTTCATCAGTAGTATATCACGATAAGGTACGAATTTGCAACCCTCAGTGTAAGTCATCCTAGTGTATACCCAAGAGGTTTCATCTTAGTCATGATACGTTCAGCATAGTCTTGGCGGTGAGAGTGATCAATGTTTGTCACCTTAATAACCTTTGTTGCCTTGGACTCATAGTACTCTACTGTTCCAACAGAATTTTTAGATTCAGTATCGTAATAAACCTGTGAAATACTCAGAGGAAAGCCACTGAGTAACTTATTCAGGTTATTTACTACAATAATCTGAACCTTTACATGTTTATATTGATACTCGTACACATTCAAAAGGTTGGGATTACCTTGATACTCTGCAGGCAGAGTCATATTCTGTGAGTTATACAAATCAAACATATTGTTGAACTGAAACAGCTTACCCTTATAGTCTGTAAAAATATCAATATCCTTGGCAGGCATATTGTGATCCCAATCTCTAGGTGCTCCACCAGCAGCAAAAGCAGTGAATCCAGCTTCGTTGATTTTAGATATAAAATACTCTGCTACTTCTTTTTGTTTTTTAATCAAAACTTCTTTCATTATTTCCTCTCAAAGTTAAGCCATTCTGGCGTATCTACAAATAACACATCAAAGTCATCACTCTTATGTCCTGCCTCATGAGCTTCATACCTGTAGTACCACATGCCATCAGGCCACACCAGAATATCTTCTAGATCAAATGTTTTATTATCAATACTTTGCTTCATGCCACTCCTTTGGTGTAAAGGTACAAGTATAGCAGAAAAGAACACAAGTGCAAGACTTATGTTCCTTCTTAAATCACTCCAGATTGCTCATAAAGAATTCGCGGGCTTTCTTAGAGATCGCTCCGTTTACATCCTTTGGCTCAATACCTGATGCGATCATGGTAGAAAGCTCTTCCTTGAGGATATCACCTACAACCCAGCGCAGGTAGTCGCCAGTGCTTCGAACACTGTGTTCTAGGCCCATCTCTGTAAGCTTATCAAGCCCTTGCTTCAGACGGTTTTCAGTACAAGCGTAATCCACGAACTCTTGAACACTCTTAACCTTTTCCTCGTCCACTGGAGCAATAGTCTTTACCTTACTAGCACTGTGCTTCTCACCTTTAACCTTGAAGCGAAGATCGCACAGGGTAGTATATAGTTCCTGTGAAATATCTGGATTATCATCAAGGTTTACTTCGGGCGATACAGACCAAAAAATACCTTCACCAATAAGCTCTCGGGCTTCATCTGGGCCAAGTAGTTGTCGTGCTACTGGGCAGTCCTTCTCTACACTTTCAGTCAGTGCAACCAGTTGATTTTGCACCAGTGTTGGAGTATCGAAATCAATCTCTACACTATACGTAGGAAAGTTATGCGAGAAATAAATATTATCAGGACGGCCCCTCTCATCAAAGAAAGATTCCCAACTGCGAGTGGAATGCCATTCCTTCCCTTCTGCATCTTCACTGAAGCGAATAGCAAAGACTACAAACATCTTTGGAAGATAGGACAGGCCAACACCCTTTTGGATATTACCACCGCACCATTCACCGTAGATTTGAACGCACTCTCCGTCCTTGAGGATACCTCCAGAAAGGTCAATAGCTACATTATCCCAGTATTCCTTGTTACCGTATACCCAAGCAGCAAAGCCAGCGTTGTCGCTCTCAGGAGTGATGATACGTTCACGGCTTTGGCACCACCATTCACCTTTTTGGTTAATTACAACGGCAGCATTAGTGCCGTGCAGCTTTACAGTACCCTGCAGGCGAACTTTAGGTACAGGCACATTGTGGTACTTAGCTGTAGATTGCACTTGCTTAATAGCATCGCGGAACTGCCCGGTGCTTGGAAACTTAATGAAGGTATTCTTTTGAACTTGCATATTTTTCTCCTTTAGTAAGATTACAACACCCAGCAGGTTTTCTTTACTT